GAGGTATATCTGCTGTTTTATTTAATATATTTTGATCATCCAACTTTTCAGTAATTTCTTTCGAATTTAAATATTTTTCAAATGCTGGTAGTATTTTTTCATATTCTTTAACTGCTTCACTTACAGTGATACGTTTATTTGGGTCAATATTACATAAAGATTCTATTAATTTAGCTATAGGTTTTGATATATTTTCATATATTTTACTATGAAAATCAACTTGTTCATCTTTGATCCACTTTTTTGATTTTAGAGTTTCAAAACGGCTTGATCTATCAATTATAGAATCATGATAAAATACATTAAATGACCCATCTAACACATGTGAAAAATAAGAATATAATAATGATGATAATAAAACACCAATTGAATACATATCAATTGATTTTAATACTTTCTTATAATTTTTAAAATCAACATCTAAATACATATTATAAACATCAGATAATCTATTTTGTATTCTAGGTAAATTATATATTGTTGAGATTTCTGAATTATACATATAATTATGCTCTTCTAATTTACATCGAATTCTCCAATCTGCTTCTAAGATACCTTCATTATCAAAACAACCAAGCTCAGGGGGCCAAAATGGATAAAACGTATCATTTCTTGAATATGTACTTTTATATGGTCTTTCAGGATTTAATGCATTTATATTTAGACTTAATCCAAAATCAATAAAACGTAAAACAATTTTATTATTCTCAATCTTTGAAACAATATTATCACGTTTAATATCTAAATGCACAATATTATTATCATGTGCTTTTTCTAAACCTTTTAATAAAGGATGAATTGCTGTAAATATAGCTTTATAATTTTTAGCATGTGGTTTTAATTTAATTAAATCAAGGCCTCCGAATTTATAAAATATTAATGTATCTCTTTTTTTATTTAATATTTTTTTTCTATTCATAGGTTTAAATTTTGATAAACATTTCTCAGGTTCGTTTTTACTATTATATTTTTTATCAAAAGAACAGATTTTAATGGCTGAAATTGAAAAATCTTGTTCTGGATCTATTTTTTTCCATAAATCGGATTCAATTAATTCTTTTTTAGCATTTTTTCTTTCCATAACTTTTGATACAATATCGTTTGTAGAGCGTTCATTATCGCCTTTACATTTTAATGGCGGGTCGCCAAATACGCAACCATAGGTACCTTCTCCAAGATATTTTCCTCCTTTTTTTCTTGTATAGTTTACCATCTACTAAGCGGGAAGACTTGTTAGTAATCTATTGTAACAAGTTCCTTGCTCGGCAAGTGGAGGATCCGCCCATAAAGCAATACCATTATTTAACATATTCTGAAAATTCATTTCCCAATCAATAATCTCTCGGAATGGAATAAATGTTTTAACGATTTTTTCTAAATAAGGAAGTTGAAACATCATAGAATCAGTACAGCGATATACAAATTGATGTGGTGGGACATATGCTTTTGTTTTACTATAATATGATGATGGTGCTTCTGGCGGTCTAGTCCCAACACCTTCGCCAAGACTTACATAATCCCAAGCCTTTTGTTTCAAATCGTCGAGTAAATCTGTTAGATTCGGTACAAAATTATCACGCAGCCAAATATCAGATTCTAAAACAATAACTTTTTTGTATTTAAATTCTACAGCATCTTTTACACAAGCATAAAAATTAAGAGCAAGTGAAATTTCTCCTTTTGATAGTCCACGTCCTTTGAATGTCAATCCGGGAACAGGTCTTGGAAGAAAAGGGTCATATACATTGAATATAATATCGTTTGTGAGTTCATCACTCCATATTGGAGCCATAAATTCAATTACTGATTCTGGAATACCAGATTCATCAAGATGTTTCACCAATCGGTCGTAGCGCTCTTTTTCTTTCTCGCTATGACAGATTACATAAACCTTTTCTATTTCACTAGGCCACTCCATTTAGTTATTTTATAGAGTCTTTTATTTAGGCATTGTTAGAACGAATTCTTGTAGCAGAATCCATATCACGAGTAATGATTCGGAATGTGAGTTGTGTCTGCTTACTTAAATTAATAAGACGAGCGTTAGCAAAGTTTACATTTGTAATAGCACTCGCTAGTGCTTGATTTGCGGCACTAGTTCCGCCAAAAGGAGAAATAAGCACAGAGCCAGTTGTAGGGTCAACATATGGCGCTTGTATTACAATAGTATTACAATAACCAACATTATTAGTACCATCTGTATAAACAGTTCCAGCAGTATAACCAATTCCTACAATCAATAATCCAACAGATTGTTCTAAATATGCTTTAAAATCTGATTTGGCAGTAGTATTACCAGCAATTAAATCAGTATTCACACCTTGAATTCGAATTCTATCATTTTTAGCAAAAGCAAATCTATTAAAATATGTCTTTGTTCTTATAATGTAATATGTTGCATTATTGTTTGTATCTTTTACTGCAGTATTAACATATACAGAAGCACTTGTGTAACTAGTAAATACAGTTGAAGCGAATATACCACTAATATCAAGTGTATCAAGTGTATCACTTACTAAGTTGCCATTGGGTCTCTGTAATTGAATTGTCATCTTTGTAAGTGTAGCAAGAGGTGTAGGATAATAGACTTTTTGGCATTTTAAGAATTTAGGAATCATAGCTAAGAAGCCAGGATTGTTTGTTGTCGTATCAGAAATCCATTGCGCGTCATATTGTAAAGTGGCAAATGCTCTATCAAGTTGATCGTCTGTGCCATACACATTGGATTCTAGTTCATCAACATGTACGATAACACCAGGCTCGGTTAATACATTTAAATTTGTAGTTGTTCCATATGTTGGCGTAGCGCCAGTTCCAGTATTTGTAATAAGAGTATTTACAGATTCATTTGGCATTAGTGCTTTTACCATTTCAATACGAGTAATATTGTGAAAACGCATATTGGCGGATGGAGACATCTTGAAACCTTGTCCGTTATTGGCAGGATTAAATGTAACTGAAAAATTGTAACGATTTTCTCTTTGATTATTATACCAGTCACGGTCGGCAGAATATAATACTAAATTGTATTCATTTTCTTTGTATGACAGAATCTCATCTTGAGCAATAATCATATCTTGTGCTAAGGCTGGCTTGATGCGAATCGCTTCAGCTCTTGCCAATGTAGGATTTGCAGTGGCAATTCCAGAGCCTTGTGATTCTTGAATAAGGTCCTTTAAGAAAGTGCCAGAAAATGAGTCATCTCTTTTAACCAGTTCTTCTCTCTTTGCTTCAGCTTCACGGCTCTTTTTAGCTTGTTCGAATAATGATAATGCGGGAGCATCATTAGAATCTTCAATAGGAATTCTAAAATCTGGTGCAGGAGGCATTAATGTTTTTTGTTCTCCAACACCTCTTTCATTTTGTAATGCCGTAAATCTAGAACCAACATCTTCTCTTAATTGGGGTTCTCTCATACGTGTATCAGCATCAGAAGAAGAAGAAATTGCGCCACGATTTAAATATGAATTAAAATCTGTTACAACAGCTTTTAATACTTCTTTATTCATGGCTGGAAGAGAACCATTAGGATTCGCAGAATTTACTTCACCCATGTAATGATGTACTGTTCGCATTAAACGTTCTTTTTGTTTTTCATTAATATTGTCATTTGTACGTCTAACAAAATCACCATATACTAAACGGTTTAACATAGCTTCATTTTTTTGAGTTAAGAATTCACTACTCATCTATCTAACAAGAATTACTATTATGTTGAGAATAACCAATCGCGTAAATCAAGCATATAATTATCCGGAGGCTCTCTTCTTACAAAAGTTGTAATATCATCACCAGAAAGCATTCTTATGATAAAATATAAACAATACATACCACATTCACTATTTCCATATTGAAACCTATGGCCGTTGTATAAAAGCTCCATGTCTTTATTTTGTTCTTTTAACCATCTCATAAATGTTTGAATTTGTGCGGGTATTTCTACACCTTTGATTTTTGAAGAAGACTTACCATAAGAATCAAAATAGTATGTTTTATTCTTTACTAAATCTGTAAAAGTTGCAACCCAATGACTACCACTTTCATCATGTTTATCTAAATTATATATAATACCAATATACTTTTTACCTTGCTTTATAGCATTATTAATATTTAATTCACAGATTTCTTGTATGAGACATTTTTTACTTCCAGGACCAGCACTAGGGTCTGGTGCTGCGAAATCAATAGGATATGGTCCCATAAATATGAATTCTGGAAATGATTCAATATAATGCTTCATTACATTTTCAATATCTAAATTGTTTAGCCATTTATCGGGATCATTTTTCCAATCATCCGGTTGTTTAGGGCGAAGATATTGTTTTATAAGTTCATTCTTACGTGACTCATCAAGTGGGAGCGCCTTTACAAAACTATATTCTTTCTTCGGCATAACTCCTAACTTTGTTTCAATAGCACTACGAGTTGCCTCTACATTTAATTTAGTAGCGACTTCATTTAAAATTTCTTGCGGAATACAACCTTGCTCTGGTCTTACATCACCAATTCTTGGATGACATTGTTCTGGACCAGGGTCTGGGAAATTACTTTTACTACCACCAACTTTTATATTTCTTTTTCTAGTATTTCTACTAGCTCCTTTCTTTGTTTTATTTTTTTTCCTATTATTTCCCATCTAATAGTAAGTTAGAATGAGTTCGGAAGATAAAAAAGTAAATAATTCTGTATATTGGTATGTAATATTACCTATATGCGTATTAATATTATTAGGATTCTTTGTTTATGTATTATTTAGTCTTTCGTCAGTACAACTTGTTGGAACTGAAAAAGTTCATGCTCTTTTAAAGAAAATGCCTCATATTAGTAGATAATGCCACTAGGAACACCAGGCCAATCTTCAAATATAGGAAGTACTTTTATGTTGCTTATTCTTGGTGGATTAGGAATGGGTCTTTTCGGAGCAGGTTATGGACTTGTTGTTGGATTAATTAGCCATGATACATATGAAAAAATTAAGAACAATCTTAATTATATACTTTTAATTGATGCAGTCTTAATTGGCCTTTTAATGCTAACATCCCTTATACTTATTAAAAGCAACCCTTCTATGTTTCAACCATATGTTCTTATAATATCTCATGTAACGCTATTAATTGCTTTATTATCACTATCTTATTCTGTATTAAAGATTACGAATTAACCAACACAGCATAAATTCTATGCTGTAATCTAAATTTTCCAGACCAGAGTTTATTATAGTTATTTTTATGAAAAGAAACACCTTGAATACGAAACATTATACGCACATAATCATTTGCTTTGATTAATCCCGGTGTATAAGTTGTATGCCAAACACCATCTTTATAAATGTGAATATCTGATGTAAATTGTACGGGATAATATAAATTTAATAGTCCATTATTAATGATAGGTTTAAATGAATTATTAAGAGCTTCATGTGTATAAAATGTTTCTGGAAACCAAATACGTTGCTGAATGAATACCGCGCCTAGCAAGGTACTTTGTAAAGCATTTAGTTTAGTGTCACATGTTTTACTATCACTCAAAGATATAAGAAGTTTTCCAGAAGTTTCATCAAACTCTTCTACTTTTAGCTTAGGTAACAAAATATTAAGATTAGAAAAATTATTCTGGCCGTCAAAATACGCAAGTGGTACTAAAGATTTTTCATTATGCTGTATTTCACCAATTTGAACTTTTCCTACTTCTAATTTTTGTAAAGGGATTGACCATTCCATTTAAATATATATCGTATAGTTTATTTAAATGGAAACAATACATATATTCGATGAATTTGAAGGAGATACTATACAAGAAACTATTCATTTAAAAAGAACTCATCTTGAGCCTCTTATATTTGATATTTTAAAAAGAAAATATTTTAGACTTTTTGAAGAATACTGGCGTAATAATTCTATAGTGAAAGACGCTAATAAAACAATTGTTATTGTTGAGCGAAGAATACATGAAAATCTTGCCTTCATACTTCGTAATGTATTCTATTATGCCCGTGACTGGTCTATTACAATTATATGCTCTGATGTAAATTATAAATATATAGAAACTATATGTACGAATAATGCTAAAAATGTAAAAATAATACCAGTGTTTCAAGGGAATCCTAGTAGAGATGAAGGAAGAACTCAATATAATGATTTATTAAAAGAAGAATCTTTTTATCAGTTGTTAAAATCGGAACATTTATTTTTTGTAGAAATGGATTCTTATTTGCGAAAACCGATTGATGAAAGTATGTTTGAATATGACTATGTGGCTGCTCCATATGGCTGGGATGAAAACTCTGCTGGTGGTGGAATGAGTTATAGAAAAAGGTCCGTTATGCTTGATATATGTAGGAACTTTAAATCTGAAACACCAATGCAAGATTGTTATGCGCTAGAAGGTATTAAGGCTCTTAAATATAAAATGCCAGAATTTATGAAAATAATGAAATATGTTGTAGAATCATGTTATTATGTTGATCCAATGGGCTTACATCAATGGTGGACATTTTTTAGAACAGATAAAGAACATAGTGAATTAATTTTTCATAAATATTTGGATTTGGAAATTGTTACTTAAAGATATAAAACTAATATAATTTGTGTGGAAACACGTTGGTTCCTTAGCTCAGTTGGTAGAGCGCGTGGCTGTTAACCGCGAGGTAGCTGGTTCGATCCCAGCAGGATCCGTAAAAGTCAATCAGCTTTTTATTTAGTATTCATATTTAATACTAAATAAAAAGTAATTATAGAAACATGGGTTGTGGGCCTTCAAGATCTAGTAAACGTCCCGGATTAACACTACCTACAGATTGCTCTGGCTCATATTGTAATAAAACTATTAGTGATGTTTCTGGTATTCCTGTATTTGATTTATTTTCAAGAGAACTAGAGTACAGAATAGTTGCTGAAATTGCATTAATGGATGTACCCACATTAAATAGCTTCAAAACTATAGCAGGTCCTTCAGTAATTCTAGCACCTACTACAAATATTGGTAGAACATATACTAGCATAATGACATTTATAAATGATAATGGTGCAAATATTACAGACGAACAAGTTAAGTTAATGAAAGATGCGGCCATGATAGAAACCTCACCTATAGTTATGAATTTTATGTTAATGCTAGCATATTATCAAACATCTACTGCAATTCCTGCGAATGTATCAACATGGTACAATAGATATGTTGAGATGTTATATCAAGCAGTAATAAAAACACCAGCATATACACCTACACAATTAAATGCTGCTGTTACTTTATGGCTTGCTACAAACCCTTCCCCTGGAATATCAGTATCTGGTTTTACAAATCAAAGCTCATCTTTAGAAAATATAATAAATAATGTAAAAAATAATAAGATATCTGGGTTTACAGATTTTAAACCATATGATGGAGCTTTTGAGAAACATCGTTTTAATAATGGTTATCATTCGGTTTAACAGGTCTAAAAAGCCACTATCAATATTAAATAATGGATTCTCTTTGTATATCTTGGAGAGGTATGGCAGGTACTGGAAAAAGAACTAAATTAATAGGAAATTTAAAATTAATCGCAAATCATCGTGGGCTACCATTTAATATTCAGATGAAAACACTTTCATTTGAATCTGGCAATGCTTCAACTGTTGCTAAAGGAGAACAAGATGATGATGATACAAAACCTGATAGCCATACAATCGATTATGAAACATCGTTAGTTCATATTGGATTTGATATTGCGCGTATGTCAATGCAAGATAAGAATATATTGCGGCCTGTATTAACAAATTATGGTAAAGGCAGCCATGTATTATCTGGCGATAATGGTCGGGGAAATCGTATTATAGTATTATATCACTCACACCTACTATCATCAGAGTCTATAATGATTATTCAATCTGTTTTAGAACAAAATGATGGCGATTTATCATTATGGATGACATCTGAAATGCCTGTTGCGCAGCGTATTAATGACTGGTTTGTTGAAGTTCCAGTACAAGGGGATGATCGAAATTTTGCTATATATAGAAAAGTCGCAAAAGATGACACTCATAACTGGCCTGATGTGTTTTATAAAAAAATATTGAGCTGGACGAAGGATAATAAACCAAATTTAGATGAAGTAGCAGATATTAAAAAATTTGTGTATGAAATTTTAATGAGAAATTTACGTATGGTAGAATGCGTTCATTTTCTATTAGATGTAATTCTACAGATGAAAGAACTTAATGAAGAACAACGTATTCGTATGCTAGAAGTTCTATCAAAAACAGAAGCAACTAGCGGAGGTATTACACTCCCGAGTTATCGTATTCCTATTGTTTGGGAGAATCTCTTTATTAATCTTCGCAATGCTATATTAGATGGTTAGGATTCCAGTTTTAGAAGTTCTAACACAAGAAGTAAAAAAGTTATATGAAGAACCAGTACATAAATGGAGAGATGGTATTGTTACAGAAGAAGATAAACAAATATTAGAAAAAGAAGCAAATCAAGGAACACAATTTGATAAATTAAATTTAAAACATAATTTATATAATTCATTGAATGAAGGTAAAGCTCATATTATTGTAAGAGAAACATCTATCGCTAGAATTGTTATATTAACTAAAAGCCCAAATGAAATATACCCATGGCATACGTGGGCTAGAGTATTTCAATGGTTTGGAAAACCGAAAGACAAAATCTGGCAAGTATATTTATATTCATCAGATGTTAAACGTATTTTACCAGAAAATGGACCAATAGGACCAGAGCATTTAAATGGTGGATATACATATCCTTGTAACTCAGATTGTATTGTTATATATCGCTATGAAGAAGCAACTCGTGTATTAATACATGAACTGTTACATGCTGCATGTACTGACGCTCATGATAAACCTGTTGAAACAAAAGAAGCTGCCACTGAAGCATGGGCTGAATTATTTTTAGTTGCGTTATTATCGAAAGGAGTAACAAAAAGAACATATCAACTTTGGAATATACAAGACCATTATATACAAGATTTAAATCATACTGTAAGAACATTTCATAATGTTAATATGCCAGAAGATTATGGTTCACGTTACACAACTCTACGAGAAGAAGTTTTTAAACAATTTGGAGTAATCCTAGAATCTAATTATAAAGCAAAAAGAATAGGATTTTCGCGCTTCACTTCACCAGAATTAGATAATTATTTAAGTTAGATGTATGTTATTAAATATGAAAAAGATTCATTAAAAGAATATATCTTATATAAAATACCAAATGAATATTTTAGCATTATTGTATCAGCAGATAACGGATTTCAACAATGTTATATAAATAAAGATACATCAATTATAAGAATATATATTAAGATTGAAGTATTTAATATGCCAGTACAATACGCTAATGAAGAAATTCTTAAATTATTAAACAATACATTTAATACAGGAAATAATGACTGGACGGTATGTGTTAATGAAAAACGTTTAATAGAACAACATAAAATTTCTTTTTATTATTTTTCAAATATATTATCTACAACTTTAGCAACTATGAAAAAAATAGTATCAGAATTATATTACCCTAATTTTCACTTTGATATATCTGTGTATTATAATTATAATAAAAAATATAAAGAACTTATTACAGTAATTCTACCATTACAAACAGATTATAGTATAAAATACTGTAAAAAATATAGAATGTATTATGGATCATATGTAAATACTATTGTTGATGTATTCGATAATATATCTAGTATTACGGAGTAATCAAAAAATTGATACAATAATACGAGATTCTATATTATTCAAAATGGGCGTTCGTGGATTATTTCATTATTGTAAAGCATTCTTAAAACCTCCAGATGTAAGAAACTATAGAGTTGGTATTGATGTATCTTCTGTATTGTATAGATTTCATGGAGATTTTGATAAAATTTATGAATTTCTAACTCCTCTTTTAAAGAATAAATTAATCTTTGTATTTGATGGCAAAGCCCCTAAATACAAAGAAAAAGAAATAGAAATTCGTAAAGCAGTAAAAGGGATTGCTGATAATCGTATAGAACAACTCAAATCAAGTTTAAAAAATATAAAAAACGAAGAAACAAGTAATATTCTTAAAAAACGTATTGAAGAACTAGAGCATGATAATTGGTATTTAACATATGAAATTCGACAAAGTTTTAAAAATTTCTTATATTCTAAAAATCTATTATATGTAAATAGCACAGAAGAAGCAGATTCACTTCTTATTGATTTATATTATAATAATATTATTGATGGAGTTCTTTCAAGTGATATGGATTATTTAGTAGCAGGTGTAAATATATTGTTTGTACCAGTAAAACATGTTCTTAAACAATTAACTCTTAGTGAAATTTTAGAGTTTGAAGAAATTAATTTGGAGCAATTCAAAGAAATTGCTATATTAATGGGGATTGATAATAATAGAATCTTTGCGTGTGATGATTTATCTATAGCAGCAACATTTATTCGTCATTATGGCTCTATTCAAATGTTATACGAAAAACAAGAAAATTTATTTAATAATTTTAGTACAGATATTTCTGAAATTAAAAAAAGATACTATCCTAATAAAAATCCTCTTACATATTTAAAACCAGAGCATAAAGATACATTAGAGAAATTTCATGGAAAATGAATTTCATCATAAAAGTATATCATATCAAATCTTAGATAATAAATCTAGTTATAATTTAATTGAAGTACAAGAAAATGAATATAGAAAAAATATATCAATATATTTTTCAAGAATATTAAAATATAAAAAAATGGGATATTTACTAAATAAAAATCCTCACGCAATGATGGATTATTTGGTATCAACATGCTGTTTCAATAGAATTGACAACTATCATAGATGTAATGTATGTGATAAAGATTATCCAGATAATTATCCATTCTTTTTAAATTGTAATATTTTTTTAAGTTATAACAATTTTAATAAATTAGCAAAGAGATATGATTTAGGTATTTATGATGAAATATATAGAGACCAAAAACGAAGTCTTAGTAATCCAGTAAAAGACGAAATTATTGCGTTGGCTTTACATCCAGATAGAATTATGAAAATTCTAAAGATTGCTAATGATTCGCATTATAATATCAGTAAATATATTTAAAATTGAAAAGTATTTCATAACTATATATATCATCAAAATGCGTATTATTTCTTTCAATATCAATGGTATTAAATCTATTCATAGCAAATCGAAGACTGGTGAGAAAGGTTGTAGTGCAGAAAATAATGTATTAACAATCTTGATAAAAGAGCAGAATCCTGATATTCTTTGTCTTCAAGAAATTCGTTGTCAAGATTTGAAACTGCTAGAATATTATAAAACATATTTTCCTCATATTTACGCTTCTCATTCAACAGTTAAGAAAGGATATTCTGGCACTGCAATACTATCAAAAGAGAAACCTATCAAAGTTACAAATTATATTCATGATACAAATACTATTCATAATGAAGGTCGTATGATTGTAGCAGAATATGAAAAATATTATGTTGTGAATGTCTACACTCCTAACTCAAAAGATGAATTAGCTCGTCTTAATGAACGTCTTCAATGGGATACGATGTTTAAGAACTATGTAAAATCTCTTAATAAACCTGTTATTACGTGTGGAGACTTTAATTGTGCTAATGAAGATATTGATATTCATAATCCAAAGGTACATCATAAGTCAGCAGGATTTTCAGATGATGAACGTAAGTCATTTCATAGTCTTTTAGAAAACTGCTCGCTGATTGATACATTTCGAGTTACAAATCCAACAAGTATCAAATACAGTTATTGGTCGAATTTCCATCAATCACGTTCTAAGAATCGCGGTTGGCGCATTGATTATGTGCTATGTTCTAAAGATTTTGTAGTTAGCTCTGCTGATATTCTTAGTGATTACTTTGGCTC